TTCTCTTTTAGGTACAACTTAGAAAACTTTGGGTCATGTTTAGTTATACTAATCGTGTTGTGAGCTATGTCCATTCTCTTAACTAACTTAGCTCCATCACTAACTCCACCTAACCTTGCACACTCTAGAGCCTTTCTTTTAGCTCTATTTAAACTTGGGAAAGCCTCGTGAGTAAAAACATCTGTTAATTCTACAACCATATCCAAAACTTTCTTTGCATTAGGAAAATATAGTGTTTTAAATAAGAATACTCTTAACTCCTCGTGCGAAACTTTTGTATCTTCTAAGACATCGTGAAGTAGTGCTGCATAAATTATAGATTCATCATTAGTTACTTCACCAACTAAATTGGAAACTGCTATAGGATGCACTATATAATCTTCTACGGTATACTTTCTCTTTTGACCCTCGTGAGCCTTAGTTGAGAAATCTAATATTTGTTTGTATGTTAGTGTATTCATAATTTTTACACATATTTTTAAATTTACTAATTACAACAGTTAATAAAACACATTAAAACGTGTTTTTATCTTAGTGTTGTATGCAATTAAAAAAGACATACAACAACGTGTATAAAAAATAAATTTATTCAAGTTCTTTATCCGTTATTGCTTTGTACACGCTCTTCAAGTCTGCCATATCTTTAAGGGTTTTAATATAATACAAACCACCATCAACTTCACAGAAATGGCATAAATCCCATCTACCTTTAAATCTATTGCTTTTTATTATACTAAATTCCCATCTATCGCAATAACTACCATCGGTTTCTTTTCCGAATGTTTGCAGTTTATCTAAGTCTTTCTCTGTTATCATATCCATAAATTTACATTTTCATACACAATTCAGTTACATACAATGTTTTATTATAGTTTGTGCCATTTTAATAGCTTCCTTTTTAGTCATATCCATACTTGCAAAATCATCCCAATCCTCTAAAGCTATATGTATTTGTTCATCTTCCATTTCTGTTATTGTTAGTTTATTTTCTTCAGTTTCTTCTAACTCATAAAACACAGTAGGTAACAACGTGTATAATTCATTGCTGTTTTTTTGTTTTTTTAGAATCTAATTGTTTACTCATGATTTATTTTTTATCTATTAATATTTGTTCTTGTTGTCGCAACGCAATCATACACAATGCGTTAACATTAATTAGGTATTTTTATTAATTCATTTTCGCTAAAAAATTCTACCCAATCTTTACCAAGTTCTTCTGCACCTAAAACTATTTTACAAGGTACATCATCCTTTAAAACATCTTTAATCGTGTATTCAACACCATCAGGTAAGCCTAAAAGAACTCTTGCGTTCTCGTTTATAAATACTTTTTTACCTATTTCCATAATATATTTATTAGTTAAATTACTCGCTTTCGTTTTTAAAATCCCCATCCGCATCACAATGGCTTGGTGGGTATCCGTGCTTTCTAATTGTCCAATGCCTTAAAGGTCGGTTTATCGCAAATATTAAAACCTTTGCAGGTATTCCAAGCAATAAAGCAATCATTATCCAATAACCGATAAACTTCCAAAAGCCACCGCTTACACTTTCTACTATAATTTCATGTATTGTTTCCATAATAAAATTAACTAACTATTTTTGTGTCAATCCAATTCTTTTCCCCTCGAAGAATACTTAACATATTCAACATATCGTTTTTATCATAAGATTCGTAGCAACAATATCCAAACCCATCAAATAAATAATCCTGCGACCACCAAGTCCAAAACAAAAATCGTTTTCGCTTTTCAATTATGTATTTTTTATTATTTTCACGTAATACATTATTAATAGATTCTATCAATCTGTATTTTTGTTTTCTATTTTTCATAACCTTAATTTTAATGTTGTGCCTAATTGCTCAACATGGTGAATATACGACCTTTCTCCCGTGTAACCTAATTTTTACACGGTTCTCTTTGAAGTTGTTTTAAATGTATTTGTATATGGTTTAGGTTTAGGATTTTCAATATCGAATAATGCTTTAACATGATTGAATATTTTTATATTTTCTTCCTGAGTACGAGGTGACTCATATACTTCCCAATTTTTACCTTTTAAACGTTTACCTGATTTATCTTCACCTCTAGATTTAGATTTTAACCATAAAACACCTACTCTATCAATTTTCTTTCCATAACATTCTTCCCAACATTGAGCATAGATTGCTCCTTGTAAGTCATAAGTGGTTTGTAAATGATTAGATGTTTTAAAATCTATAATCCAACGTTCCATTTTACCATCTATTTCAATTTCACATACTAAATCACAGGTACCTGCTACTTTAATTTCATCTGAAAATAAATGTACTTCCGCTTCTATTAATGTTGGGTTATAAGTCTCCCAGAAATCCACAAATCTAAGGAACATTTGCCACACATGAGAGGGCATTTTTGGATTACCATCATCATATAAAAATTTAATTTCCTTACCGTTTAACCAGTCTTCAATCATTTCATGTACTAATGTTCCTTCTTCTGCTGCCTTCTTAACAATCCATTCCGCACTATAACCTACTTTTTTAAGCCAGTCTTCAAAGTATTTACCTTTTGGATAAGAACTTAAAACATGGGTTACTGAGGGATAATAATTACCATTACGTCTGTAATACCTTGAATCGGGCATTGTAACTTGTTGGTAATCATCTGAGATTTCTAGTAATCTTTGGTATGATTTTTTGATCATATAGCTAATTTTTGTTCCATTAAATCATAGTAGGTTAATGGTAACGTTTTTTGTATAAGTTTTGTGAAATTTTCAAAACCCATTTCACTTGGGTCCTTATCTTGCATATCTACAAGATAGACTTCTTTACCTTCTGCCATTAATTTCTCACAGAATTTTAAAGCTTGTTTTATTGCATCCCTATCTAATGCAATATAAATTTTATCTACTACAGAAGTAACTATCTTTTTCATTAAACTACTCTGTATATTTTTCCCTAATAAAGGGATTGCGTTTCTTTTTATAGCGATAGCATCGAATAATCCTTCACATAAAATAACTGGTACATTCCAATTTATTAAATGTTCATTTGGTACTACATCTCTACTTGCTGAGGGGTTTCTGTATTTAACATATGGTTCTTTTTCAAATGAACGAGCAGTAAAGTAATTTAATCTACCATCTGCATCATATGTAGGGATTATAATCATATTTTTATATAAACCTGTTTTACAGTAACCTATATTATATTTGAGAATATCGTATTTACTCACGTGTCTATTATTTAGGTACGCAGTAGCGTGTCTAGCCATTATATCGCTGTTATCAACGTTATTTAGGCTAATATATTCATCTGGTAGTACAACGTTAGATACAACTTGTGTTTCTTTAATTGATTTGGAGGACTTAACTAGTGATTTAAGCTCTGTAAATTTATCTGTTGCTGCTTTTACTTGTCTAAATAAATTGTATATTGTAGTTCCTCTAGCATCACAAGCCCAACAATGCCAAGGATTTTTACCTTCGCGATTTTCTGTTAAATTAACTTCTAATTTAGGTTTATGGTGATGACATAAAGGGCAATGGTAAGCATAGTTGTTTCTAGCAGTTGCCTTACCTGAACCTAATACTGAATTTACTAATGTAACTAATAATTGGTTTACCATAAATGGTAATATATGAAACTATATTGTATCAGACACGAAATCTTCAAATTCAATGTCTTTTAGATCTTTTGTAAAAAATTTACCTAAAATATTATCATTAAAAAATTCATCTGGTTTTTCTAATACTTGATATATCATTTGGTATTTTATTTCAAAATAGGTCATTGATTTTTTATCAGGACACATTTTTAGTATAGTACGTTCGAACTCATCCTTTTTACCTTCTAGTAGTAATTGTTTAATATCTTTTTGAGAGCCATAATATTTAAGCCAATCTGATTCTTTAACTACTAATTTATATGAAGGTCGTCTACCAACTACTCCAGTTAAGGCTGCTAGTTCTTTTTTACCTAGTTTTTTCTTTTGATTATGAAATAGTACTTTCTTCCCAATATATGACTTACCCGAGGGTTTGTGTGTTGTTATGTAAACGAAACCGAATGTATTTTCTGGGAATTGAGTGATATCTCCTATTTCATGTTGTTTATAGGTCCAACTCATAATTTTATGTTTAAATGTAATATAACCAATTTAATTATAAATATCAAGTTATTATTAATAACAAC